TGGTGTACGCCAATGGAACCACTGATTATTTTGAAATATATGTTCAACAAACCTCCGGGTCAAGCGTAACTGTTACCGCAGTCAACGCTACTAATATTACTTGGTTCAACGGCGCCATGGTACGAGGCGCATAAGGATAACAAATGTCATTTCCAACATCACCAACAAACGGACAACAAGCTACAGTAAACGGCATCACCTACGTGTATGTAAGTGCCAAGAATGCCTGGAACAGGGCCACAGGATCTTTTTCAGTTATTGGTGATATTACTCTAGCAAATGTTTCGTATCAAGCAAATTCAGCTATTCCAAAAAGCTATGCAGATGGGATCGCAGTGGTTTTTGGGTTCTAACAAGGTAAATACATCATGCAAAAAATAAAACAAATGTTTCGCAAAGACTATGCAGGTGAGCAGATAACAACCAGCATGACCTGGGAAAGTGGCAAATGGAATCCTGCAAAAGAATTTATTCCAAATCGTATTGATAACCAGCAGACTTCCAAACGTGCGGCTGTGATTGGCAACGGTAGCACTCGTGCTAACTATGAATTATATCTGCTGAAAAATCATCGAGGCGGTCTACTAGGATCCGGTGCGCTACAAACCTATGGATGCAATGCACTCTACAGAGATTTTACTCCAACTTTTCTTGTTGCAACTGGCACAGAAATAGCTGAAGAAATTTCAAAGACTGATTATCCAGCTGACCATATTGTTTATGCAAATGCTGAAATCGTTGCTCGCTATCCTGGTACGTTCTATTTGATCCCACAAGACCTGCACTATAATTCAGGTGCATTGGCAGTTTATCTTGCCTGCTTCGACGGACACGAAAAAGTATACATGCTAGGATTTGATGGTAACGCCGGCGCAAACCACAACAACAACATCTATGCAGGAACAAATGCCTACGATGCTAAGAATCAGGATTATTCAGATACCATGTGGGTCAAAACACTAGATGCAATCATGGACACATATCCTGACACAGAATTTATTAGAGTGATGCCTAATGCCATGTACTATTGCCCAGGCGCATGGTACGCAAAATCTAACTTTAGACAAATAGCCTGGCGAGATTTTGCACTAGAAGTAGACCTATAATACTTTTTCTAGAGTGCGTATTTTTTCAACCACAGCACTAAATTTAAACGTTCTCCACACACCAGGATGCAACGGTTTAGGATAGTTATCCAGTGGCACCCAGCAGTAACCGTTGTGCTCATGATTTAGCACAGGAATAAACTCTTCATCCACTGGAATTAAAAAAGTATGATACACAAAGCGTTGATCTTCGCTGGTGAATTGTTCAAGCGGGATAACCTTAGAGTCAGATAAGTCGACTCCTATCTCTTCAGAAATCTCTCTGTGCAGTGCAGAAATCACAGTTTCAGGTTGATCAACTCCGCCGCCGACTAATCCCCAAGAATTTTTATGACGCTTTTGTGTTCTAAGCAAGAACATATACCTGTGAGATTGTTTGCTGTAGATCAGCGCACCACAACCTACTATAGGATTAGTGTCCATTTGCCTTCTCGGTATGCACCTTCATAACTTCGAATCCACATTTCTCCAGACCATTGGTACTGGACGTTTGTATTTAAGTTAGTTACATAGTTGACATCAATATTACTTTGACTGTCAAACACCACACGCCAACGTGTACCATTATATTCGATAATATCGTTTGCATTTGCAACCAATGGATATCCGTTGACCGTCCATGCTTTGGAGAAATCAGTGTTATCAGTTTCGTTGATCGGATTCAGTATCAGGTACTTTGTTCCAGTTTCAACTTTATAGTTACCAGTTGCTTTATCAATCAACAGCTGATCCACATTGACCTTAAACGGATCAATTATTGCATTGATTGGGTTTAGAGTATTGGTTGGGAGAGTGTCCACAAATGGTTCAAACAACAATAGTGTATCGTCTACTGGATGAAATGCAACAGTTCCTACAATTTCGGTACCATTTGGTTGTTCTAAACGAATTTCACTTGCGCCTGGCTTCATAACACCGTACAAGCTAATAAATGGAGACCAAGGACTTGGCGTACCGTCTCCTGCTACATTAACATTTGGATTGTTAAGATCAGAATTGTTTGCACCTTCGGTATCACCTGGATGCAGTGGAATCTCGTTGTATTTAAGTAATCTTAATGTGTTACCAGTATACAGTACTCCGTAGCGCATGACATTCCATGCACGTCGAGTCAACAGTCGATCCGGATCCCCAATTGCGTCTAGATAATCTTCTGCAGTTCTTGCACTGGCATGTTCGCCCGCATACATATTGGATACAACTTTTTGTACAACACCGAGCTTTTTAAGTTTAGCAGGCGGACTGAGCCAAATTGGTAATTCAAATGTCATCGCAGCCACACTGATAGGATCTTCCGCTCCAATGGGTACAGTTCTTGCGTCCCAGTTGACATCGGTTAGCAACACTGCACTCAAACTGGTCCAGTCAATGTAATTGTCTGTGCTCTGTATTTCAAAACTTGGATTGTACAATGTACAGATTTGTTCTATTATTTGTAGTTTTTGTTCAGTGTTAGAAGTCCATATATCTAATTTTAATGTTAGCAGGTAAGGAACAGGCATCATGCGTTCTACAGTAAACGCATCTCCTTGCTCATTGGTAGGTAGCCCAGTGTCTGGATCAATACGACTCTGGCGCAGTTGCATTTTACTAATGTGAAACGGCTCTTGAACTCTGGCACGATCATACTGAAGTGCAGATATATAAACGGCCATTGCTGGCACGGTGCTCATGGAGTTTTCACTCATGCCTTTGAGTATGTGTGCTGCCTGACGACTTTGATCGCCATAGAAGCAGGGCACAGTCTGTAGAGCCAGCTTGTTAGTTGTGGCATCTGTGGTGCCAAATTGAACCTGAAAGTTACTGTTTAGACGTATAAACTGTAGTAAAAAACGTCTAATCTGGTTATCATAAAAAAATTGTACGGCCATTAGTTGTCTGCCTTGGGTGTTAGTGCTGTGCTCAAGCTCACACGTTCATTTACTGTGTTGCCCGCAGTGTCTTCAAACGTAGTAGTGTTATTGACAAAACCACTACGTTGCGTTCTGTTGGTTGCAGATCCAGGTGTGAGGTTGGTGCGAACAGCATCTTCAATCTTGACCCAGCGTTTACCGTCGTATCTAAAAAGCCTATTAGGCACAAAATCTAATCTTAGGAAATAATCACCATTTTTACTAGACTCTGGAAAAGCAATGCCCATTCCAACGTCAAGCCCATTAGGGCCCACGCCATCACCAGTCAAGTATCCTTGGACTTTTGCCACCGGTGAAGTGGGTCCTGCATCTGCTTTAACAGGTGCAGTGGTTCTGAGTGTGATAACTTCGCCACTGGTTACGTTTATGTTACTAGATAGAATAATCCCTGAGTTACCAATGATACCAGTTACCACAACGCCATTTGCAGCCACTACTGTTGATGTAGTAACGGTGGCTCCTACGATAGCCGCACGAGCATTTCCTACTAGGATTCTATTGGTATTGTTTCTGTTACCAGTTGAAATCAAACTAACAATAGTAGCACCAGTTGTGTCAACATTAGCGTTAGTGGTATCTGTTCCAACCGGAGTACCAATTCTTCCATCAATGTCTCGATTAACAATATAAAGATTAGCGGTGTTGTAACCTGATCTAGGAAGTTCTATTTCGGCCTGTGCAATTACAGCCTGGTTGATATCAATGAACTTGTTGTAGGTACTAACAATATCGCTCAGTGGACTTGCGTTTGCATTAGCAGTAAACGGATCACTGTCTGCACTAATCTTGTTAAGTATGTCTTTGTATTCTTGACTGTCTACCAATGGTTGTAGTTTTACACGCCATAGATGCGGATACCAGGTTGGACTGAATCCTTCTGCTGCCCAGCTGGCATCAGTCACAACATAATAACGTTTGATTGCAAACGGCACACTTTGGTCAAGCGAGTGATAATCTTTAAGATGCATGAGCTCTAGCACATCGCCAGCAATGATCTTACGACCAATTGTTTCAACAATATCGTTAAGGTGAAAGGTCATGAACTGAGTACCAGCTGCCAAAAACAATCCAAATTGGCTTAGGTCAAAGTCCTGGTCTTGTTTTTGATAAATTCCACGTAGAGTGTAGATGGAGGTATCGTACTTGCGATCTCGATTTTCTACAAACAGCAAATCTTGTATGTTCAATTCGCTCTGTGATCCGTATGCTGGCTTGGTTGCATCGGTTCCTGAATTGGTACTGTCACTACCTAAATATTTGTGCAAAACGATACCCGTGCCGCCAACAGTAAACATCTCGCTGATGCGCCGGTCTAGGAATTTGTAGTCGTTACCTTTGTGTTCACGCCACAGCGACAATCTAGGCATTTTTGGATCCTTATTGCTGTATTTAG